AAATATCAGAATATGTGGAGTTTAGAGTATCTAATGAGTTAAAAGAATTGGCTATAAAAGTAATAGATAAAAGAGAAGAAATAGCACATGTTGATGTAGATGAAGTATTATTTTTGATAGAATATAAAACTAAACCTAATGCTATTGCTAGAACTTATAAACTAACTAATCATCCTATACAAGCATTTACTGATTGTAAGTATGCAATAGTTTTTTATGATTCTAATACAGACTACATGTCAGAAAAACAATTAGCACTACTAATGCTACATGAACTTATGCATATACCAAAAACAGGTGATTTATTAGTAAATCATAATGTTCAAGATTTCTATGAAGTGTTAAAAATTGGTAGTGTTGATTGGAGTAAACCTAATGTAGATGTACCGGATATATTAGGAGGTGAAGATACGACATGAGTTTACAAAATCTAACAGATGTAAAATTAACTAAAACTGAACTTAGATTACTAGAAGCATTGATAAATCCAGAAAATCGCTACAAATCAATAACGGATATATGTAAAATAGCAGATTGTAGTAGAGTTTTTTATTATGATTGCTTTAAGAAAAAAGAATTTGTTGAAGTATATGAGCAACTTTCAAAAGATTTAGTGAAACAATGTATTGCACCGGTTATTAATGCTTTCATTAAAGAAGCAAAAAGAGGGAGCTATCAGCACGGCAAAACGTTACTTGAAATGGCAGGACTGTATAATGAGAAAGTAAATCACGAACATACCGGTAAAAATGGTGGTCCAATAGAAATTAATAATCTAAGCGAAGATGAAAAGCTATCTATCATTCAAAAAGTTGCTAGTCGTAACAAAAGGAATAAGGAATGATGATTAATGAATGAGTTAGATACAGCTACATTAATTGCAATAGAAGAAGAAATAAAATATATATCACAAAATATTGAATATTTTATTGATGAGTACGGTTATATAGAGGACAAAGATAATGGAACCGGTAAGGCAAAATTCAAACTTTGGGATGAACAAAAGAAAGTATTAAGAGAAATAGCAGAGAATAGATTAAATATTATTTTAAAAGCACGTCAGTTAGGAATCACATGGCTTTCGTTGTGGTTTGCGCTTTTCAATATGATATTTTCCGTAGGTTATACCGTTGTTGCATTGTCAAAACGTGATGATGATGCAAAAGAATTAGTTCATAGAATGGAATTTATGTTAGAAAACCTTCCTAAATGGTTAATCATTAGAAAAAAAGATGCACAAAAAGGTCATAAAGGAATTATGTGGGAAGCTACAGCACATGAAATTGAAATATTTAGAGAAAATGAGGAAAACTCTAGGTTTATTGCGATGCCTTCCGCTAGAGATTCTGGACGTTCATTTACTGCTTCTTTAGTTATACTTGACGAATGGGCATTTCAACAATGGGCAGAGGAAATTTGGACTGCTGCATATCCTACAGTTAATAGACCGACAGGTGGTAAAGTAATAGGATTGTCTACAGCTAAGCGCATGACACTTTTTGAAAAAATATGGAAACAGTATCAAGATTTTGGTTTTCACAGAATCTTTTTAAGTTGGAGAGCGGACCCTAGAAGAACAGATGAATGGTATGAAGGAGCAAAGAAAGCATTAGCCGCAGGGCAAAAGTATTTGCAGGAGTATCCTAATACACCCGAAGAAGCATTTTCCGCAGGAGAGGGAACATCATTTCCAGAGTTTTCAAAAGACATTCATGTTTGCAAACCTTTTAAAATCCCGGAACATTGGAGAAAATGGCGTTGCGGTGATAATGGTTATACGGATCCTTTCTGGTTTGGTTGGCTTACAGTTTCAGAAGATGGACAAGTATTTTTATATAGAGAGTTTACAAGATCACCGGAAGAAGAACGCATTACTTATTCAGAGCAGGCAAAAAAAGTAGTAGAACTTTCTAAGTACACAGAAATTGAGCATGGTGTACTTGTTGAAAAAGAAGAAAAAATTGATTTTACTGTTATAGGTGTAGATGCGTGGAATAAACATCATAGAGATCAAACCGGAAAGAGTATTGTTGACTACTATAATGAAGGCGGTTTAACCGATTGTATTAAAGCAATAACTGATAGAAAACTTAGAAAAGCTACATTACATGAGTATTTAAAACCTTATTTTGATAAAAACACAGGAAAATGGACAGCAAAACTACAAATATTCGATACTTGCAAAGCAGTAATTAAAACATTACCGGAACTTATTAATGATGAAAAAGACCCTGAAAAGGTTGCGGATTGTGAAATAGACCACCCTTACGATGGACTAGGATATGGGCTTATTGCTTATCATGTGCAAAAATCTAAGCCAGTTGAAAATGAAAAAACCGAAATTCAAAAACATAAGGAAAAACTTGCGAGAAGATTAAAAAACGCTAGGAAGAAAAGAAGAATCTCTTAAGTACTAAACGATAAAGGAATGATAATATGCAGGACAAAGCAAAACATTCCGATTTTAGGATTTTTTACTGCAATACTACAGAAGATTTTATCATCTGTAACGATTTTAAGAAGCGGCAGCTTATAAAGTTTGGATACAGCGAGGAAGATGCAGAGTATTATTCTCATGGACACCTAAAGTCAAGACACATGGCAGAGAAGATAAGAGATAGGATTGTTGCAGGGAAGTATCCTGCTACTAGAAATCATTATTTATTAGAGTGCTATATTCGTGTTGCATATGGAAAAGAATATACAGATCATATAAAGAATCTGTTAGCAGTTCGCAGGGGTAAGGGGAAGAAACTTGGATATAAGAACAATAAAGTAATAAAACGGTAGACATGCGACCTTCAAAATCGTTTCTAAGCGGTTTTTATTAGTGCGGTAATATAAAAACATTAATGAAAAGGAGTTGGTTAAAATGTCAAGTTGTGCAAGAGGTAGATTTGACTATTATTACAGCAAAGGTTTTAAAGATAGATATAAAGAAGGAGTAGCGGAAGGATTAAAAATTGCAGAAGATATAATTAAAAATCAAATATTGCAGGAGATTGTAATTAAATTTGATAATCCAAAACACGACCAGTCTATGGTTCATAGAACTCTAAAATCTTTATATCCAGATAGATTTTCCTAGATGTAAGTGAGTTAGATATAAACAAAGTGTTACATTTATTTTAACAATACAAATACATTTGCATAACTTTTACATTTGATATAAACTATGAAAAAACGAAAGGAAGGTAAAAATGGGCGTAGTTTTAAATAAGACAAAAAATATTATTCAATGCGAGTTCTACGGTTGTAAGGAAAGAGCAGCATACGACATTGGAAATCCTAAGTTCCCTGCAACAGTATATAAACTTTGTAAAACTCATATAATGCAACTTATTGAAGATTTAAAAGATGAAGAACTTATTGTATTAGATAGTGAAGCGCCTGCAGAAGAACCGGAGATTACCGACGCTGATTTAATTCGGGAGGAGATACTAGAAGCAGCACTTAATGCCAACAATCTTACAATTAATAAAGACGTATTGGTGGAAATTGCAGCAAAATACAACATTGAGATAGATGAATCTGAATCCAAGACTAAGATACTTGAAAAACTCTTAGAAGTATAAGGGGTGTTACTATGCCGATAGAATATATAGCTATATCAATTCTAGTAGTAATTATTGCTTTTCAATGGGTATACATTATTGTGAAAGATCATTCATTTAATAAAGAGCGTAAAGATCTTTTAAACCGTATCATGTCAAAAGATCCAGTTGAGTATAAAAGGTTATCAAGTGAAGATAAACCCAAAGAAACCAAAAGCATTAATGCTATAAAAAGATATAAAGACGCTGAAATAGAAGCTTATCTGAAAGCTACTAACGGAATGTAAAGGAGAGGTTGATATGCAAAAGCTAAAACATGATTTACTAACTAATAAGTATACAGAAGTATTTTATTTTAGATAAAAAAGGGGGTGAGTGGGTTGGATGCAGTTAAAATGCTAAATAACGTAACTGCTAAAGTATTTAATTTTGATGCAAAAGAAAGGCAAAAGCAAAAGTATAAAGAAGATATTATTGCTTTTGTTTTTCGTGAGTTTGAGCGTAGAAGAACTGAAAAGCTACCGCTAGAACTGAATTGGCGATTACTTATAAATTTTATTCAAGGAAATCAACACGTTCATATAAATGCTTACTCAAACGATATTGAAAACAACGAGTCATACTATTGGTGGGAAGAAAGAGAAGTATTTAATCAACTGCGACCGATTTTACAGACAAGACTTGCAAAGCTAAATAAACTAGCTGTAACGTTAAAAGTAAGACCAGCAAGTGGAGACAGTGATGATATTTCATCTGCAAAAGTTAGTTCAAAGATACTAGAAGGTGTTGAAAAACAAGAAAAGCTTCATAAAAAACAAAAAGAAGCGAATACATGGAGTGAGAAAACCGGTACAGCTATTTGGAAAACTGTATGGAACCCACAAAAGGGTAGAATTATAGGTCAAGTAATAGAGGAAAATTCTGAAATAGATGAGATAGAGCAGAGCATACTAGAAGAATTTGAAATTAGAGAAGCGGCCGACAATGGTTATCGAACAATTAGAAATATCTTTGAAGGTGATGTTGATATTAACGTGTATTCACCTTTTGAGATTTACCCTGAATCAATCTTTAAACCAATTCATTACAATAGATCAATCCAACACGCAAGAGTATTTCACGAAGATGAACTTTTTGAAAACTGGGGTGTAACTGAAAAAGGTGAAAAACTAAATGTATTTTCATTAAAAAAGTCTACAGGTAGTGGTGGATTAGGACAAAAAGGGATAGGTTACACAATAGGAAGTGCAGTACATGAGCATTCCGTACTTGTAATTGAACATTGGGAACTGCCTTCAAAGCGTTATCCTAGAGGTAGACTCATTATAGCTTCTAAAAATAACTTGCTTTACTATGGCCCGCTTCCCTATGGAATGACAGAGGAAGGCAAATATGAACTTCCATTTGATGTTCAAAAGTGTATCATAAACGAATACTTCTTTGGTGAAACCGTATTTGAGGACCTTTTACCAGTTCAAAGACGTTACAACTCTATTAGAAATAGAATTAAAGAATACCTAAATCGTGCCGCAATCGGTCAAATGACCTATGAAGAAGGTGCTATTGACGAGGATATGCTAGAAGAAGATGGAC